AGCGCGCGGAGTGGTTCGACGATATCCTGAACATCGACGAAGAAGAACTGCGCAGCCGTATCGTTGCACTGCCCACGATCAACGAAGACTTCGTCCGTATCACCGACGCCATGAACCAGAGCTGCTGCTGGTTGGTCAGTGCTATCTATCACTCCAAGCTGTCGACCTCCCAGAAAGAGGTAGGCATGAAGGACGTGCTGACGATCCTGCAGTACAAGTTCCTCAGCTCGATCATGGCCCACAACTTCAAGTTCCCCTCTGACCTTGCAGTGGCGCAGGCAACTGCCGCAGCCATGACGCGCAAGTTCCTGCTGAAGATCGTCGGCAGCTGGGGCGCTCTGATCGATTTCCGGACGGACGACATTCTGTCCAAAACGTCGGTGCATCACGACACCATCGTAAAGCATGGCCCTGACGCGGCCGTGGGTTACATGATCACCGACATCCAGCAGCGTCTGCGTGAATACGTGAAGAACCTGACGGAGCTGTTCTACGAAGTGCGTGCCTCGGGCAACACTCTGCGAGCAACCTCCTCCACGGTTGAGTTGAACGGCCAGGTTATCGTGAAGGACAAGCAGCGCACCTACACGACCTACACCCGTTATCTCCACGACGTAATCGGCGATCGTCCCACCTTCATCCGTTCGGAGCTGGTGCAGGTGATCATCTCGTCGATGCACACGACACCGCAGAAGCTGCTTGAAGAGGCGCTCACCTGGATCTCGGATAACCACCGTGCTCCGGGTGTGCCCGAAGTCGAGCAACTGGTCGACGAAACTCTCGTTCACGCGTACAGCGTCGTGCTGAACGACAAGTCCCTCGCCAACAGCGGCTCGATTCTTGTTCCACTTATCGCTCGGCTGAGAGCGCTCTACATGGCGTCTAGGATGGTTGATCCATCCCTTCTGAAAATGAAGGCCCTTTCGGACAAGGTCGTCCGCCAGGCTGTGAAGACGCGAAACGAGAGCGTCATCTCTTCGGTAAGGACGTCGGTCATGCTGTACCTCGTCCTGCGAGCATTTGCCAAGGAACATTACTCGTAGTAGGCAGTACCAACCCCAAGGCAGGTTCCGATGAAGTTTTTCCTCTTCTCCTTGGGTGTGTTGTGCCACCACGTAACAGGCAGATCCCATACGCAAACGTACCAACGATCCAATGAGGCTTCCACAAAGAAGTTCTCGATCGGCACCGAGGGAGTCTTGGAGCTGACGGTCGTGTGCAAGCGTATCGTCTATCGCACTACCTACGACCCCTGGTGGATTCCAGCGAGTCGCAAGAGTGTGTTCGTGGTAACTGGCGCGGTTTCCGGCTCACAGGCTGACCGCGTCGACCCACAGTGTTTGGAGCCCGTCACCTACCCAATGATGAGCAACTGGTTCCTGAAATGGAGCGAGTATCCGCACTACCTGGCGATCAACGCCTACCTCGACCGTGTGATCCTGCGATTGCGCCGGGACCATCTCGACGGTGAGATTCGAGAGATAGTGGCGATGTAAACGGCATAGAGGCAGGGCGCGAGCCCTGCCTCTATGTTTCTATGCCCTCAGCTGGGCGAGGTAGTGACCATACTGCGTCACCGCCTGTCCTACGCTGGAGACAGCCGTGGTCTGGAAGGTGGAGTCTTCAACAGCCAGCGTGATGGTGCGCGGGAACTTGATGCCAGTTGGATCGTGCTCAACTACGCCGATCGGTGTGACCAGCCGGCAGGTGTAGCGACGCGTGCGATCGTGGAGCTTAACCAGTCCGAGATGATTGATCGGGAAGATATCCTCAACGGAGATCTCCACGTTCACCTTCTCAGGCGGCATGTGGTCAGTTTGAGGTATCTGACCATAGCCTCGCACCAGCTGCACTTTCTCAACGTGATACTCGTGTCGACCCTCGCCCTCGATCTGGAAATTGAAGCCAGTGCCTTTTCGTTCCCCATCGAATCGGCGGAAGAACGCTTTCACCTCAAAGAAACCGGAGGTATAGTAGACGATCTTCCAGCAGTAGTCAGCTGCACCTTGCAAGAAGACTTCGCGGAACCTCGACATCCCAGCGTCCAGGGATATCTGGAGAGAGAAAAGGTAGGGAATGGAAACGTGCAGCGAATACGCGTCATCCACTTCTCGACGTATGGTCAGGTTGACACCCAGTCGGTTCCCCACCTTGAAGAAGTTCCAGAACATCGAGAACTCCTCCAAGTGGCCAGGTGCGAGTCGACCGAAGCCGACCCACACATGACCCTTCTCCCGAGCAAAGCCCCAGCCGAAGCCACGCATCACCGCCACGAACATTCGAGCCACAGTCAACAATGGCCAGAAGATCAATGACAGTAACGACGTCGGTTTCTTCAGTACCTGTGCCCAGCGATCCATTACCAACTCTCCTGTTTCTAAGTACACTGCAAAGGGTTCATACAGATCAGCTTCGCCATACCGCCAAGTCACGCAGCGGATCAGTACGACGACCACGAAGACCATTACGCAGAGAATCAGAATCGATCGGACGACGGCGAGAGATAGCATCAGACTTCATGCTAACCTCTCGGGAGTCTTCACTGCTTCGCAGCAGTTCATCCACGCTGGTCGCTTCCACATCACTTACCACCACACGACTCTGGAGAACCTTCAGGCGATGTTCCAGCTTGGCCTGCAGCATCGGGTCACGGATACCCTTCAGGCGCGCAGAGACCTCATCGATCTCCTCCTGAATGCTGAGCTGCTGTTCCTGCTGACGGACTTCCTCATGACGCATCTGACGGCCCGTGTTGGAAACCGCACGACGCAGCAACTTGGTCGGGATGCCATAGTGCTCCAGGTTGCGACCGTATTGAGCAAGCCAGTGGTTGAGCAGCCAGGAGATGACCATGTCGTCGTGACCACCGGCCTTGTGATCCAGTCGACCGTTCTTGATGACCAGCCCACGGATTTCATTGGACAGGATCTTGTCGATGACACCATCGCAGCAGTTACGTGCAGCTTCCTGCAACACGTCTCCGTACAGCAGGTCACGGGTTTCCTTGGTCGTGACGAAGCCGAACAGCTCCTTGTACTTGGAGTAGAACTCCACGCTACGATGCGTCTCAGGAGTACGCCAGACTTCCTCGAAGCGATCACGCTTCTCAGAAGCCTCATCGACGACGCGATTGAACAGACGCTTGAAGGGATCCATCCCCATCTTCGGCAGGAGCATCAACAGCATGTCCAGTACCGACTGACCCGAACCCTTACGCTCGATGATCAGCGTCATGTTCTGGTACTTCTTCAGCAGGTGCGCAACGTAAGTGGCGTACTGCAGCAGATTGGTCTTGTTGTACGTACCGGCCGCCACAGTGGCCATGTTGTACGCATTGGAGACCACCAGACCAATGCCGTCACGACCGATGGCATCGGAGGTATCCATACCGCCCAGGAAGTGACTGTTGTCATGCACGTACATGAAGTCTTCGGAGTCGAAGTACTTACGCAGTGCATAGCGACCTTCACGATGGATCTCGTTCTCGACGATCTCCATTTCACTCAGACGGATGGCCTCGTTCTGCGCGGGGGTCAGCGGGGAACTCTGCGTACCAGAGGTCCAGATGTTCAGGTAATCGCGGTCAGCCGCTTCACCGGAGATCTTGGCCTTGGCCATTGCCACGTGCAGCCATTCGTCGGTCAGACCAAGCTGACGATGAGACATGGTGATGTTCAGCAGCGGAGAGACCTTATCGCGACCGTTGGCCTTCACCGTCTCGATCAGCTCGGCGTTGTCCTTGCAGTCGAAGTAGGTTTCGTTCCAGATAGTGCCGCCCATCAGCACGTCGTAGATGAAGCCACCATCGCGGTCATCCTTACGGCCCGCAGTCGTTGTGTAGATGATGCCCGAGGGCTGACCATTCTTGCGCGCATTCTCACGCGCCGCGTTACCCGAGGAAATCGCCACGGGCAAGGTGATACCGATGTAGTCAACGTACGGCGGCTCATCGAAGTGCAGAACAGGTACAGTCAGACCACGGCCCAGCTTGTCAGCGCCCTTGGGGTCGCCCTGAGACACGCCGGTGCTGTAGCGATTGCCCAGCGCCATGTAGCTGATCTCTTCGCTGTTGTTGGCATCGGCAGCCGAACGTTCCAGCATCCAAGGCGGCAGCTCATCGCGGAAGGTCTTGAGTCGGTCGATATTCGCCTTACGCAGCGCATGATCCTTCGTGATCAGGTACATGCGGGTATTGCGAGCACCGACGTAAATGATCCAGGTGGACAGGGCATCGGTCGAAACCGACTTACCGGTCTGTCGCGGCTGAATCAAGAAACAGTCGATGTTGTTGAAGAAGCTCCAGTACAGCGCCATGTTGCCACGGTTGGCGCGCAGCGGAACAGCCTCGGGTTCACCCTGAGGCGGAATGCGGACGACTTCTCGGAAGAAGTACATCGGGTTGAACTTGCACTCGCGGCTGATCATCAGCTTGATTTCCGGATCAAGGTCCGGATCGTGTGCGTTCACACCAGAGAGCTCCGGCTGCATCAGCGCCAGATGCCAGTGATAGTTCTGGATCCCCATGGCCTTGTACTTGGAGGCCATTTTCAGGAAGCTTTCGTTCGTGGTGTTGTAGTCGGGAATGGGATTGTAGTACTTGTCCCAATCCTCTTTGAACAAGATCATAGCCAGACACCAAAAAAAATAAGTCCCATAGAATCTCCCGCCCCACCCACCTTTCGGTGAGCAGGACGGGAAACCCTACGGGAACTCATTACTTGAAAGCGTTGTTGGTGTAGACCGAATAGGCACGAACCTTGGCGATCACACAAACCAGTGCGGCGATGAATGGCCACAGCAGGATCTTCTCATAGCCGTAGTTCCAGTCATCGTAGATCAGGTAGAAAGCGATCGACCCGATCACGATGTAGATCCAGCAGCTCAGCAGTACTCCGAACCAGAAGCGGATCGGATACTTCTGCGCATCGCTCACCTCGGACAGGAATGTGTTGGGCATCATCGCAGCAGTTGCGAGGATACGATCCTGTTCACCGAACAGGCGGAATGCGGCGAAGGTGAGGTAGAGACCGCCGATGATGCTGAAGAGGAAAATTGCCATTTGCGCGAAGCTCCGTTTATGCGCTTGTCGAAACTCGGGATGAGCACCAGGTAAGATACCCGGTCATGGTCAGGATGGGGAACAGAGAAATGCCGCTCGGGATCATGACGATCCACGAGCGGCTCCAGAACATCGCGATGAGCAGAGGAACCAGAATGCCCCATGCGATCAAGCCGAAGAAGACACCATTCCAAACCAAGGCGTGAGTGCGGTAGCGCTTGTCGCCATGCTGGAGTGCCAAGGTTGCCTTGGTCCAGAAGGGGTCGATACGACGGCTGCTCTTGCTCTTGTCCCACGTGCGCGTCATAACCCATCCCCAAAATACCAAAGGGGCAGACACGACGAAAGCGAACAACACGTCGAACAGATTGATTACGAACATCATGGTTCCTTTGCGATTGGTTTACAGGTAGTGGAACGGGGCGGGCTCATCGAAGAAGTGCTCGTGGATCAGAGCACCAGCGATGATGCCAACGCCGAGCAGCACGATGCCGCCAGCGACAACTGCGGCCGGGTCGTCCTCCCAGGCGCGCTGAACGAAGTTCTTGCGCGGGGCGGTACGGCGGGCGGGAACGTGGATCGGTGCAGCAGGTGCATCCATAACGCGGACCAGTCGCAGCTGGCTGGGATTGAGTTGCGAAGCCATAGCGGCTATCTCCTACAAGTGGAAACGATGGGTAATGGGGTAGAGGCGTTGGTGACGGATGCCCCTAGCGTTGCCCAATGCGAACATCGTAGTGATCGCAAAGTTGACAACGAGAATGTAGTGCATGTAAATCGAAAGTACAGCCAAGAGTGTAGCGATTGCGGCAATGACGAAAGTGCCAATCTCCATCAGTACCAGCTGTTGTTCCCCCAAACGGTAAGCTCCCCCGGTGTAGTCGAAATGATAGTGGTCATGTCCTCGGCTGATGATGAAGTGATGAATCCACGATTTTGTCATGGATACGTTGAAAGCCATCGCAAGCGCTGCGAAGGCGATAAGAATAATGGTGAAGATGTTCATGATGCTCCGTTGGGTGGTTTTGCTGAAGGTATTGCAGTAAGGTGATGTATGGTTGAAAGAAATTGGAATCACGGCATAAGGGGAGGGGCCGAAGCCCCTCCCAATATGTCCAGCCCAAGTTACGGGCTGATCGCGGTGTTCGCCTGGCGGTTGATCGCCTCGACGTAGCCGGTATCCGACAGCGCGCTGACGTCGGCGCTGATGCGGTCCATGAAGGCAGGCCGCAGGTTCGGATTGACGCCGGTCATGTTGATGCGACGCATCATCTGCTCGGCGAAACGCAGCACGCCCTCGCCCTGCTGGGTCACGCCCGAGAAGCGAACCGGGATGTCCAGCTTTTCACCAGCCTGCGTCAGGTCGCGACGGCTCTGAACTTCGCCGCCGGTTTCCGGCATCATGTTGGTGGTGAGGTAGGCCTTCAGCGGATGGGTGTGCGTCGGGTCCGGCTCGATGTAGAGCACGGTGGCGCCGACCACGTCCGGCAGCAGGTCCGTCGGACGGTTGGCAGCAACGCTGTTGGCCATCACGGTGGGAACCTTGCTTTCCGGGTCCATCAGCAGACCGGTCATCCAGCCTTCCAGGAACTTGTTCCAGGAGCGGCCGTACTTCTCGTTCAGGGTGTGCGAGGGCTGGGAGCGCTCGCGCTTCATGTCCGAGACCGCCTGCATCATTTCGCCGGCACCACCGAACGGGGTGTCTTCGAAGGACGCAGTCAGCGTACCGGTCAGGCCTTCGATCACGAGCGACTGCTCTTCGATCAGGGCCTTCAGTGCACCGACCCAGTATTCCGGGTTGGGCAGGTTCTGGAAGCCGGCGGGGGCTTCCAGCAGCAGCGCGAACAGGTTCCGGCGGACGAAGGGCGCGTTGGAAACGTACGCCTTGTAGTCCGGGGTGAAGCCCATCGATGCGCCGTAACGGGTGTCCAGGGTCGGAGCATGGCCGAAGCGATTCGGACCCTTCTGACCCGCGAGTGCGTCTTTCAAACGCATGGAGTATCTCCTGAGTTGTGATGAACGGGTTCAGGGCGTGACCAGCAGGGGGCTTACGCCCCCGTCTGGCTCGCTTCCATGTCGGCACGACGACGGGCGACGATCGTGTAGGTGCCCACGGTCATCTGGCCATTGGCACCGACGTCCACCTGGGTCGACCAGCTGTAACCACGCTGGGTGTCGTCCGGGGTGAAGCTGGTGACAGCGGTGAAGATGAAGCGGGTGCCGAAGCGATCCTTCAGCGCGGCGTTGATCAGGCGGTCCGAGCGCTCGGCGAACTGCTCACCGGTCAGCTTGGAGATGCCCGTCAGGCGACGCCAGACGCGCTGGCAGATCTTCTCGACCTCGACGATGGCGAACATGGTCACCAGCGAGTTGAGGACCGAGGAGTCGTCCTGGTACACGGTCTGGAACGCCGGGAAGTGCGCCGAGCGGCGATCGAAGTTCTGGGCGTAGATCATGTTGTTGCGCCAGTCTTCGTCGCGAGCGTTCGCACGACGGAACACGATGTTGGTGTCCTTGAAGGACGACATCACGTTGTTCGGCCACTCGTCCATCGAGTACTCGTCCGCCCAGAAACCGTTGGCAGCGCCCATGAACTTCGAGCACATGTTGGCGATTTCGTAGGTGAACGGCAGCAGGCCGCGATACACCGACTGGTTCTTCAGCTTGCCGGCGCCAGCAACCACCGCAGCGCGGCAGGCAGGCGTACCGAACAGAACCGACTCGGGGTAGTTCGACGCACGGGTCGACAGCGCCATCGCGGCCGAGGAATCGGCTTCGGCAGCGTTGATCGGACGAGCCACGTCCTGCGTCGCCACGATCACGGCCACGTCGTAACGCTTGCCGATGATCGACAGCAGCGCGTTCTTGGTCTCCATGTCGAAACCGGAGTCGTAGAACACGGACATGTCGTAGATGGCGGTATCGTACAGATCCGCTTCCATCTCGCCGAAGTTGGCGGCCTGCTCACGCACCAGCGTGTTGAAGGTCTTGTTGTCGGTCTTGCCGTCGACACCGCCCACGGCGTAGTGCGTGGAGGAAGCATCGAACAGCAGGCCATCCTGCAGCGGGCCGCGCAGTTCCACCGTGAAGTACGGGGTGAGGTACTGGTCGGTCGCGGTCAGGAAGTTGACCAGGTGGTAGTGCTCGTCGGCATCGTCGCTCTCGCCCAGCAGGCCGTACGGCTGCTCGGCTTCGAACAGGCGGGTCAGCACTTCCTTGAGGTTGTCCTCGTAGATGAACTGAGCGCCGAACGGACCCTGCTTGCGCAGCACGCCGCTGTCTTCGACTTCACGCCAGGTTTCCACCAGCGAGTCGCCGATGTAGAAGGCCTGGTCTTCGGCCGAGATCACACCGTCCTTGAACGAGAAGTCCAGGTAGCGCTGACCCTTGACGCCTTCCTGCACGACAGCGGAGCTGGCGGCGTTGGGACGCTCGACGGCGGCCAGGCGGTACAGGTAGGCGCTGTTGGCCACCATGGTGGTTTCGTCCAGGCCGGCCGGCTGGGAGTTCACGTTCGGGGCCGACAGGCGCAGACCGAGGTTGTTGCCGTAGGCGCCCGGGTCGGACACGCTGATTTCCCAGATCGGGAACATCTCCGACTGCTCGCCAGTGCTGGAGACGATCTTGCCGACGGTCTGGGTAGCTTCGCCCAGGTCACCCTTGACGTGCTCACCCCAGGCCAGGCGGACGATCCAGCCCTCGACGGTTTCGCCGGTGGGGATCTTCTGCTGGTTGGCATCGAGCTTGAAGCGACCATCGGTGCCGCGCTCGTACTGCTTGATCTGATCCTTGACCATGTCCACGTAGAGCGCCCAGGTTGCAGCGTCGGCTGCTTCGGGGTCGATCACACGCTGGACGAACATGGCGTTGGCGTTGGCGTTCATCAGCTTGACGAACGGGAGCTGGTGCGTGGCGAACTTGCCGCGCGCATCCAGCGATTTGGTGCCGTACATCTGTTCGAAGCCCGCGCCACTCACGAGTTGCGGCAGGGTCGGGCCCTTCTCTGCGAAGATGTAGAACATCGGGCAGTGCGACGGGATCTGTTCCGGGTCATAGACCGGGGCAGTCCGCGAACGGTCCAACGTACCACGCAGATTGGCGAACGGAGCGGCGGTGCGAATTGCAGTCATCATGGGCTCCTGTGGGCGAATGTTATAGCGACTAGCGATGCTCGTACATCATAGTAATACGGAAATACTTTAGGCGTAACGAGTATCTTTTTACAACTTCAGAGCAAAGGCCGGCGACATGATCCTCCAACCTTATCAGACCATGCCCCTGGGCGCCTACAATCTCAGCAAGATCGAGAAGGAAATCAACGTGGCGCTCATTGAGGGCGAGCTGCGTGACGCGACGACAAAGTCGAACGCCGTGTATGACAAGGTGAAGGAAATCCCGCCGAGTAACAAAGTCATCCCACAGTTCGGACATCCGATTGCAATCACCCGCGGCACGGGTGAAACTTACTGGGTGATCGATACGCGGCCGTATACCAGCATCGATCGACTGGGTGTGTTCCAAGTCCGCGATCACAGCCAGCATGATTTCATGGTCATGCGGGGCGTGCTCTCCCGGATTTGGGCAGAAGGGGAACAGGGACTGTTCATTACATTGGGCGACATTGCGCCCAAGGCGTTCGCAACGTGGATCTCCGACAACCTCACGCGCGCCCTGAATCTGAACCCGCAGGAGCAGCAGAACGTTGCCATTGCGGCCGCCTGGTACTACATGGGTCTGTTCGAAGACGCCAGTGAGATGGAAGACGAAATCGCCCGTCGCCGTCTCTCCACGGTCATCGCCAACCTGACCCGCAGCAACCCGAACACCGTGCTGGAACTGATGGGCGAGCACCGCACGCCGCACAACATCACCGAGTTCGTGGAACTGCTGAAGTCCGGCACCTTCTCCCCGCGTCTGGCGCAGATGAGCGTCGGCTTCCTGTACTCGGTCCTGCGTAGTTCGTGGTTCTCCACCAACGACCAGGAAATGGTCAACGTCTCGCTGGAACATCCGCCGACCTGGATCACGATGGTGTACTCGGCCTTCAACGACCGACTGTACCACCGCACGTTCCTGACCAAGCTTCTCCAGAAGCTGGACAAGGGTCAGGTGAGCAAGACGTTCACCTACAACCTGCTGAACATGATCGGAGCCCGCAATGACTGATTTCCTCGTAAGCCACGCATTGCAGAATGTGTGGTGCACGCCGGATCAGGACAAGCAGGTAATCTTCAAGCCTGCCAAACTGACCCGGCCGCGAGGGGACATCGCTACCACGAACGTCTTGTGGGACACGATCCCCTTGCCGACGCCGAAAGAACGCTACCACGTCTACCAGATCGGTCAGCTGCATGCGCCGCTGATCGGCCTGATGCCCGACAAGATGGTCTGGCAGACGGTGAGCGAGAACATGCGTCGCAAGTACCTGTACAGTGACATCTACACCGAGAGCGGGTTGCAGCTGCCCCGCTTCCAGTGCTGGTTCCTGGTCAGCGAGGACGGCAACGTCTTGCTGGCCGTGCAGGATCAACCGCGACTGGTGGAGTTGGACAACACGCCGATCTTCGTGCGTCTGTACAGCAACGCCTACTTCCAGTCCGAGCGCTCCAAGGGCAAGGAGAACGTGGTCTTCACCGAAGGCCGCGTGATGGACGATGTCAACTCGATGCTGCTGATGCAGCGCCGTTACCGTGACCGCAAGGCTACCGGTGGAATGGCGCTGGCATTTGTCGACGGCATCTATGTCGAAGACTTCGTTCCGATGACCCTGCCCAAGGGCGCGTTGGTGGAGTATGTCCACGATACCACCGTCAAGAACGTGGTGGACTTCAAGATCTCTGATCTGGACAACTACGTCTCCATCCTGGACAACAAGCGCAAGTACCTGCTGAACTACAAGAACCAGATCGACTCGACGATTGACTATCGTGACGACCTGGAGATCTACCTGCTCAACCTGCAGGGCACCAAGTGGAAGGGTAGCCTGTATCATCGCAATCAGGAAGATGCGGTGCGCATGGTGACCCACAAGGATTACGGTATTCCGGTCTCCTACGTCACCTCCAAGCGTGAGGCGATGGGTCTGTGGAAGAACACCGACCAGTTGACCGTGCGCATGTTCATCCGCAACAGCGGCTACCAGCGCCCGCTGGTGGATGAGCACCACCGCATCAAGGAACTGTATCGCCTGCCTGCGCTGGACCTGCGTAAGGCACTGCTGGGCATCGACTCGGTTGTCCCGTTCTGGCACGCTCCCCAGCTGGAGCTGTCGATGTATCCGAAGATCATGCGATCCAAGGGTTCGGAGATCACCGTACCGATGGTGCAGGACGCCTACGGCTACAATGCAACTGCCAAGCTGATCGGCGACTCGCCGTTGAAGGTCAAGCAGGACAGCGTGCGCCGTTACGTGGACTTGCCGGTGGAACTGCGCAACCGTTCGACCATCTACGAGTACAACAGCAGCGGCCGGCTGCTGGGCTTCTATTCCCACAGCGACAACATCAACTACGTGCCGCGCAATGCAGCGTGTGTGTTGGTGGAAGGCATCGTGGGTGTGGGCGGTACGGTGGCAGCTCTCACGCAGGGTCAGAAGGAATCGCCGATCGATGGGACGTACAACTACCGCTTCTACACCGCACCGGTGTGGCGCGGCGAGATTCGCCATGCAGAGTGGAAGGACGTCACGGGCGATCTGTCCAAGTACACCATCTCCAACGGGAAGGTGACCTGGGCTACCGGCGCCGATACCTTCACCGCAGTGGGTTGCGACGATCGCTTCCTGGCCTATCAGTTCACGATGGCTCCGATCGATGGCCTGTTGAAGTTCAGCATCATCGCCGAACAGACGCAGGTTGGACAGACCTTCACTGGTCCGCTCTACATTGCCCCGGGCCAGCTGGACCTGTGGCTCAATGGCGCTCCTCTGATCGAGAACCTGGACTACTTCGTGAAGTGGCCGCAGGTGATCATCACGAACAAGGAGTACATCGATCAGGCCAACTCGCGTCAGTCGATCACGGTTCGTGCCACGGGCTTCTGCAAGTCCGACATGTCCCGCGAGGAGCCGGCAGAGTTCGGGTTCGTCGAACATGGCCTGCTCAGCCGCAACCGCCGTTACAACGTCCGCGACGACAAGGTCGTACGCATCATCGTGGAAGGCACCCTCCGTCACCGTGACGAGTTGATCTTCTCCGAGAACGATCAGGGCATCCAGATGCAGAACATCCGCAATGGTGCGCCGTACCTGATCACCGAGCCGGTTATCCCTCTGCGTGGTCTGACCACCGAGGACACCTACTCGATGCGGGCCAAGTCCAAGGCGAACGATGCGTACGTCGAAGACTACCTGACGATGAAACTCCCCGAGCCAGCCAAGCCGCCGACCTCGCCGATTCCGCGCCTGTATCAGGTCTACAGTCCCTTCTCCTCGAAGGTGATGTACGACATGCTCAATGGGTTGCTGGACATCAGCAAGTTCAGTGGTGCTGGTTACTACTACTCGGACAAGGAAGTTCGTGACGCGCTGGCGGACTACGTCTACCTGCTCGACTACGATCCCGTCCGTCAGGGTGTGAACAGCGACTACGTGAGCATCCATCCGCACAACCTGTACGTTGAGACGGTGCTGAACATCTATCAGTACAGCTTCCTCCAGCGCGCCATCAAGATCTTCCTTGATGACAAGGTTGACATCAATCGTTTCGTCCGACTCAAAGAAGGGTACGTCTAATGGCCGAGATCAAAGAGCCGTTGGTCCCCATTCAGGATCCGGACCGCTCGTTCCGACTCTGGAGCATCGAAGAGATCTACGGTCACAGCACCGCAGGTCGCTACGTTCCCAATGTCGGCGATGCGGTGTGGTCCTGGGTGGAAGGGCTGTTCCGCGTCATCGAGGTGGATTACACCACGTCCATCTCCAAGCTGAAGGCCCATGTTGGCCCGAGCCAGGGCGGCATCACCGACGAGTTCGACATCCTGCTGGGTATGGGTCCGGGCTACCGCTCCGAATCCTTCCGCATGCTGCTGGATACCTCGGTCATCCCGCACGGCCTGCAGCCGGATCGTCGCACGCGTTTGTACGGCAAGGATGCCACGCGTTACAAGGTGTTCAAGGGCACCAACATCGGTCAGACCGGCGAAGTCATTTCTGCGTACTACATGAACGGCTCGTTCCTCGGCGATTTCATCCCGCTGGAACTGGTCGCCATGGAGCACAAGGAAAGCCAGAACATTTCGGTCAAGGCCTGCATGCGTGGCTACACCATGCAGAAGCTGGAAGACGGCGAGGTGGTGACGCTGGTAGTGTACGATGACGAGGGCGGCCCGCTCTCGATCCAGAAGTTCATCATCTACAATACCGGCTTCATTCGTGCGAGCGAGGAAGGCAAGAAGTACATCTCCTCCATCGCCATCGATTCGCCGTTCATCTCCAGCGCCGATCCGAGGTATCTGGACTTCCCGATCAACCTGCCGGTGCCGGGCCTGCAGCTGATGGGCGTGGTCAACTACAGCGACGGCTCCAAGCGCCGCATGCCGATCGACGGCACGAAGTTTAGCCTGTACGGCATCGACAACTACGTGGCGTCCATCGAAGACCAGAAGATCCCTCTCACGCTGGCCTACAAGCTCGGCGCGGAGGAGTACACCTACAACGCCAGCCCCTCGATCAACAAGCACATCAGCGAGCGTTACTGGGCTCGTACGCGCATGTTGGACGGCGCCTACAGTGTCAAGCTGTTTGCCTACCCGACCTGGGTGTCTGCTCTGGTCGGCTACCGCATGCAGTTCTACCTGTACAACCTCGATCGCGAGGAGGTCTACAACGTCACCTCGCTGGTGGAGTTGGCCGAAGGTTCGGCGCCGTTCGACGGCACTGCCTACGGTGTGGTGCAGAAGCTGAAGTACGTGGTTGATCTGAACAAGGTCGACGGCAAGTTCGCCGCGTATCGTCACCCGCAGACCTTCGAGGTCGCACTGCTGGCGCCGGGTACGCAGAACACGAACAACTGGTCCATCGGCTTCAGCCCGGGCCAGGATCCGCCGTACGGTCTGGGTCTGGAGGCGAAGATGACCTTCGTCAACGTGAACCAGTGGAAGCTGAAGATCGACTGCGGCTTGCCCAACCTGCAGCGCTGGCTGGATGCGGTGTTCTACAACACCCAGCCGCTGTACAACGCAGAGCGCGAAGCCAAGGCTCCCGAGCCGAACTACTTCGTGCTGGTGTTCGGTGGTCGCGAGATCGAGTACCCGATCAGCCAGTGGAATGCTGAGCTGCTGGTGCCCAACGATCTGCTTCAGGGCCAGTTGGTGTACATCAAGTTCCTGCGTCGTGAACCCACCGCTGGCTACCAGCTGGGTATCTCGGCACTGCCGGTGCACATCAACCAGGTTGCCAACCAGCTGTAAACGTCATAGAGGGAGGGGCTTGGTGCCCCTCCCCTATGCCCTAAGGCAAAAAAAAAACAGACAAAAAAAAGGAGCCGCCAAATGGCGACGGCTCCTCGCCCTTCTTCAAGCAATTACTCTTCAGTATCTTCCGGTTCACCGCGTCCGAAGTGGCGGTCCCAGAAGATCTGGATGCTGGCCGGTGACGGATGTCCAGTGATGATCCGACGATAAACGGCACGGAAGCCGTTGGTCAGTTCATGCATTTGCTGGATGTCATCGGAACGACCCTGCGCCCACTTGTTGTAGATGGTCAGCAGGTTGGTCATGGATTCGACGATGTCTTCGATGGTGCGATCATCGAAGGTGGCCACGGCCACAGCCATTACCGACTTGAACATGACCAGGTTCGCCTTGATGTGACCGAAGGGGTCGATCACCACGGTGGCGGCCGTATCGAAAGCTTCAGTGGTATCACTACCCAGAATCAGGTAGCAGGTCTCACTCAGGTACTTCTCCGTTTTAGCCTTGGCCTTCTCGGCCTCAGTAACAGGCTGGTCGATCTTGAGGTCTTTGAAATCGGTCTTGATATGGTACAGGTCGACGCGATTGAACACGCCGCCCAGAGGGTTGAGGATAGCCGAGTATTTCTTACTCAGCTCGTCGACGATCTCTTTGTCCGTGTATGCATAGTCACGGAGCTTCTGGACCTTTTCGATAACTGCAGGTCTCTGGATAAACTCCGCACGTTCTTTCAGCATGGTACTTCCCCTTGTTCACTTGTTGTGTTCGGCATAGCAGACCAGGGGAGCAGCGCTCCCCCAGTCCGGTGCCACGGCGCAGGCCGGCAGCAGATTACTTCAGGACTTCTTCGCCCAGGGCGACCAGGTGGCGCTTGACGGCCTTCAGGCTGCCACGGCTGCCGTCACCGGCGCGGGTGGTGTAGTTGGTCGACAGCGCGCCCTTCTTGACGATGGTCTTGCCCTTGTTCTGCGGATCGTTGGATTCGCGACGGCGCAGGTAGGTGTGGGTGACGCGGTCTTCGCCGATGTTGAAGGACAGGGTCGTGCGGTCGATGCTCTGGTTGTCGTTCAGCACCTGGTTGGAGCTTTCGCCATGGGCCAGGCCGGCGGAGGCGACGGCGAGCGCGGTGGCGGTCTTCAGGTTCTTCAGGATCTGCGGAGTGATGCCGTGCTCTTCGAAGATCGGCTTGCAGATGACTTCGCCCAGGTCTTCGGGAGCGTTGCCGTGGGAGTTGTAGGACAGCTCCTTGCGGATGCGGTCGGCGTGCTCACGAACCTTGGCGTCGCCTTCGAAGGTGGTCTTGACTTCGGACATGGTGCTTTTTTCCAGTTGGTTTAGGGACGAACTACCCAGCAGGGCACTTCACAGTGTAGCACTGCGATGTACTTTTTTAGGGATGAGATGTTACTGCGTTGGTAGGTCAATTGGATGATATATGCTTCAAACCGTTTTGAATCGAATTATGAAATGGCAGCAGTTTCCTAGCGAGTAGTACTACTACGGTAGTGTGTAAGTGAAACATGTTGGCATCGACTTTTGCATAAGGGCATAAAGGCTGAGGGTCGCACGGTCGCAACCGTGGCCCTCAACCTGCTTTTATGCCGCTAGGCAATTCAGGACATTAGCCCTGTTAGTTTTCGTGTTGTTGTGCGTCCCAGGGGGCCAGAACGCTTGAAGCGATAAGCGCTTCCCACAACCGTCGCCAAATGTGGACGGCTGTAGGCTGAGCTCAAGGCTCAACTATCGATGACCGAATTGCTCAGGCCAAGGATTTCTTTCGACAGGAAAGATAGCTAGTTAACCCATATGGGACTTTCCAGATCCCGGGTATAGCCTAGACCAAGGGTGGTTTCTCAATCCCACCAGAACAGGGCCAAGATTTTGCTCGACTGTCTATACCATACGGCAATTGATGCAAGACTGCACCCAGCAGTAATCCAAGTGGCCAGCTGCAGACCGGCTACGGGATCACTGAAGGCTGCATTCTCAAGACACGGGGCGGCCGCATGGGGTTGCGGCGGCGATGTCGCTTGGCGACTCTTGAGTCTACAACTTCGATGGGGAATGCTGCCCATCGCGTACTGTTAAGAATCATTGCAACTGGCATTACTCAGCCAATGATCCACCTAGTCTAAGCCTACACAGTTAGGTCAGCTCGGCCGATGAGAGAGTGCTGGGGAAAGCACTCTCCCACATCATGCCTACTGGCTGTAAAAAATTACTTCCAGTCAGCGCTCGGCGGTCGGTTGCTCTTGCCGGCCCAGCCCAGGTCGCGAGCGATCTGGTCCATGACACTGCAGGCAGCCGACTCCATGCCATTGCTGGCACGGCTCTGGATATCGCGGGCCAGGCGCAGCTGCTGCGGCGAGATGGCGAACGATTCCAGCGACGGGTTGTTCCACTTGCGAGCCACGTTGATACCCGGCTCATTCACGAAGTCCCAGGTGATCAGAGACTTCATGCGCTTGTGGAGAACGTTGCCCACCCAGCCATCTTCGGTCAGCGAACGCACCGAGAAGCACACGTCTTCTTCGGGGTTCTCGAACGCTTCACGCAGAGCAGGGCCCATCGGACCTGCCGGCTTGACACGGCCCAGCACAGCGATCACCTGCCGACCACTGGCCTCGCGGATGTTGTCGATGCGCACGTTGGCGATGTGGTGGGAGATGTTCGGCTCGTAGATGTCGCAGACGCGGTTGATGAACTGCCGCATGTCCATGTCACCCTTGCGAGGATGACCGTACTCGCCACGCAGGTTGCCGGTGGCGATCTTGCGCATCAGCGGCGAGGAAGATTCAAACAGATGCTTGGCATCCTCGAAGGGATAGAAAGCACCGGAGCTGTTGTGGTAGTCGAACGCACCGAGCACCACGTTGTCGTAGTACCCGCGTGCATCTGCCTTCAGCGTACCAGCCTTGTTCACGCCCACCAGCGCAGTACATTCGTACTTGGCCGACTGGACAGGCTTTGCGCCCATGTAGCTCATTGGAGATCCTTTTTACGTCAAGAGCATCTGTTCGATTCGCTCTGCACGCGTGCTGGGATTTCGCAGCGCGCTGTTCAGACCTTCATCGAAGTAGTTACCCATCAACTTGGACAGGGTGTTGGAAGCGCCGAAGGTAACGGACCGGAACGGCACGTACACCGGAGGGTTCTTGAAGATTTCCAACCGATTGGTCAAGGTCTGGCGAGCCAGCTTGCTCATGTCCTTCGCGTTGCGCGCGATGGCTGCGGTGAACATCTCCATGATGACGTGGTTGTAGCAGATACCGAAGCCGGCGTGATAGCCTGCCGACTGGTACAAACGAGCCACGTCCTAAAGGTTCATGTAGA